GGGATATATATACATGTCCCGTTTTACCAAAATCTTCCAATTCTATTGTGCATATTATACAAATATTACATGATACTTTATCAGTATGTTGTGCATATTGCCAATTGACGTATCCGAACAAATGTTCTATAATATAGTTAGAAAACGAACAAATGTTCGTTACTTAAAAATAATACGGGAGGTCTACCAAAATGACTATAGATGAATACACAAGCCTAACGCGTGAATTAGCGTCAGGCGACGCAGACGAAGCGCGCACTTCTCAGATTCTCGTTAGTCTCACAGACGCGTTTACAGAGTCATCGTCAAATCTCGAAAACGCACAAAACGAGATAACCAAACTGACAGATAGCAACACTTCGCTCAAACAGGCAAATTATGAATTGTTCTTACGAATAGGCTCCAAGCCCTCGGACCAGCCTGACACATCCGAACAGACACCTAAGACGCCCGAAGATTACACCGCCGAAATCGGCGAGTATAGATAAAAGGAGTTATAATTAAAATGGCAAATGCAACAAGAGCCGTTTCGGTTATGAACGCAGTGAGAGCGGCAGGCTCTCAGAATTATCAGTCGTTCATTCCGGAGGCAACACTTACAAACATTGCAGAGGTCGGCAATCCTATAATTAATTATCAGGCAATCCGAAATGAATTCTGCACACTTCTCCCCAACATTATTTTTGACACCGTTCTTCACAATAGAGTGTGGAACAATGAATTCGCGTTTCTCCGCAAAGCACTACCCATGGGTTCCGATGTAGAGGAAATCGCTGTCAATCCGGCTAAAGCAGAAAAATTCGACCCCGAAAATGATTACCTTACGGGATATTTCGATAAGCCCGATATTAAGGTCGCGTTCCATCGTCTTAACCGTAAAGACCAATTTAAGGCGCGTATTCAGAATAACGAACTTAAACTTGCGTTTCGTTCATGGGAAGATCTCGATGACCTTATCGCAGGTGTAATTAATTCGCTCTACAACGGTGATAACATCGAGGAGTTTGCACTTCTTAAGAACACTATAAATAGCGCGCTTGCAAAGGGCTATGTTTCAACTGTACAGGTTGCAGAGCCGACCGATGAGGCGTCCGCAAAGGCGTTTATGCGTAAGGTTCGTCAGACTTACATTGATTTCAGATTCCCGTCATCGCGCTTTAACCGTTATGCGGAAATATCGGGAGATGGCAAGCCGTATATTACATTCTCTCCCACTGAGGAAACGATGATAATTATTTCATCCGCTGTTTCTTCTATTGTCGATGTGGATGTACTCGCGGCGGCGTTTAACATGGAGCGAGCCGACTTTATGGGTCGCGTTATCTATGTAGACGATTTTGGTATTGACGGTGTTTATGCGCTTATGTGCGACCGCCGTTTCTTCCAGATTTATGATTCTCTCCGCGAGACGGGTTCGTTCTACAATCCAGCGCGTATGGAGTGGAGATATTTTTGGAATGTATGGCAGACTTATAGCGTATCACCGCTTGCCAATGCTGTAATATTTACATCGATTGCAGACGGTAAAGTAGGTGGCGCACAGCTTTCAGCCGGACAGGACACTGTAACTCTTAGCGACACAGCGACCGATGTTGTTATAGACGCATCTGACTTTAGCAATACTGTTTCTCTGTTCCTTATGGGCAATGACATTCCCGATAATCAGACTGTTACTGCAACAGCCACCAAAGATGGTTCGGCGGCATCCGTGTCCGTTGTAACTGTAACACATAAGTCGGGAAATCAGTACACGGTTACTTACGATAAGAAGGCAACCCCCACATCAGAGAAAACACAGGTTGTTCTTAAAATCGGTGGCAATATAATTGGCGCGTTTACTGTAGACAATTCCAAGTAAAAAGATAAGCTCGATGAGCTTTTAATAAGCATATTATCTTAATAATCGAGAGGGAATGGTGGGTGGGTATATAAATATGAAACTTATTCTTGCATTGTTTATCTGTTTTCTTATATGTGTAACAGCTGATTATATCACAGGTGTTATGAAAGCATATGTGAACAGCGAAGTATCTTCCAAAATCGGAAGAAAAGGAATATTGAAAAAAGCCTCTTACATTGCGGTTGTATTTTGCGCAATGATGGTTGACTATTTGATATTTCTTACAAGTGGAAAGTTTGGTGTCAACTATGACCCGATTTCTTGCATACTTGTAATGGCATGGTTTATAATCAATGAATTGATATCTATTCTTGAAAATGTATCGTCTATGGGAGCACCATGCCCCAAATTTCTGAAATCGCTTATGAAGCGGTTGCAGAATAATATAGAAAGCGTAGACAAAGGAGACAAATCGAAATGAATAAAAAATTTCGTGGTATAGACATTTCGCTTTATCAGCGGAATATTGACTATGATAGAGTTATAAAAGACAATGATTTTGTGATAATCAAAGCAGGTCAGGGTAGAACAGCGGAATATAATTTCCCGTTTACCGACCCCCTTTTTGAACAGCATATAAAGGCGTTTCGTTCGCGCATATCGGGGAAGAAATTCTACATAGGGGTCTATTGGTACTTCATGGGTAGAACGGAAGCCGAGACTCTTGAAGAAGTTAAGTATCTTATTCAGATTCTTAAGCCCTACAAGGAGAATATAGACATCGGCGTGGCACTCGATGTTGAAGATACATCTCTTATGGGAGATGTGGACGGTCTGTCTCGTAGAGTGAATCTTTTCCTCAATTCTATAATTGGAGCAGGATACAAGGCGTATATTTATGCTAACGAATATTTCCTCGCTACTCAGTTTAAGAATAATTTGAATTTTCCGCTTTGGCTCGCGTCTATAGATGATGGTACTAAATCTCACAAGAGCCTTCAGAAGAAATATCCTAACCTTAAAATATGGCAGTATAGCTTTAAGGGTACAGAGGGTGGTATATACCCCGTTGACTGTAACGAAGCCGTTGATATAATCGGAGACACTAACACCGATTATCTTGTAAACATGAAAGACATTGTTACGCTCACACGTTTTCTTTCAGGCTGGAATGTAAAGGTAAACGAAGTACAGTCCGATATAAATCAGGATGGTTATGTAAACATGAAAGACCTTATAGAACTTATAAGGCTCATGGTAGAGGAGTAATATATTATGGCGTACACGCCGAGTGGAACAATAGCATTCTATAGAGTGCCGTGGAAAAGCGACTATAAAGATGTACGCCTGTTCACTTCAAAGACGGAGGAGAGTAATTATTTCTCCTCCCCTTTGAGGGTAGAACAAAACTACACATACATTCGCGATAAACAAGCTATTAAAGTGAACGCTAATAAAGAGGCTATGGAACAGTATAACTACATTCGTTATATGAACGAGAACTTTTCTCTTAAATGGTTTTACGCTTTCATAACGAAAGTAGAATATATAAATCAAAACGCTTGTTATGTTTACTTTGTGCAGGACGTGCATATGACATGGTGGGACTGTTATACAATTAAATCTGCATATGTAAAGCGTGAGCACGTTTCTGATGAATCAGATAGTAATAATACTATTGTTGAGGATTTTAATATTTCAAACTATGAACAAGATTACATCGGTTATTCGTATGACTATACGCCAAATAATGCATCTACAGGCTCTGTAATTATTGTAGTTACATCTACTATTCCATACGCAGTTGTAGAGCATTCAACTGTAGACGGCGCGGATAAGTATACTCTTATATCAAAATATGACTATAGTATAGTACCGACTATTAATAATACAATGCAAAACGCTACATATGTTTATTTTTCAACACTTGCGGAATATCAGAAATTTATTTCAACCATGAATTTAATCGGTGAAATAGATTCCATATCCGCTATTATAGTTTGTGATAAAACAATTATAGCTGGTTCATGTGAGATATATGATACACATGCTGGCGGTGGTGACCAAGGTTTGCTCGTTACTATAGATAAAGAAGCTGGTTTAACCTCTGAACGGTACGCACAGTATGTAATTACGTCATTTACGTCGGTGAATAAAAGTGATTCTTTTGATTGTATAACGGTCGGCGGATATACTCCAAAAAATAGAAAAATTTTTCATTACCCATGCTGTAAATGGGTCATTGATGGGAATAACGGTGATTATGTAGAATTACAACCGCAATTATTGCAAACTGCTGTACAGTTGATAATAGATGAAAAAATGTCATTCAGTACAAAATTAACAGTTAAAGCAATACCGCGTCATTATGCGCTTACAGATTCATTCGCGGCCGCCTCTGGGTGGGAATATTTTAACATTCAAAATTCCGCAAGCATCACAGCATCAGTAACACTCCCGTTTATTAAAGACAGCGCGGCAAATTGGAATGCTCTCAATTCGAATACAATAAATGCGCAAATTTCAAACGCAAAAGTTAAAATAGCACTTGATGCTGTGTTTGGAGCGATTGACACAGTTGCGTCAGCCGGCGCGGGTGTGTTGAATATGGCAGCGCTTAATCCGTCAAGTGTAACCGGACTAATTGGAGCGGGTAAACAAGGTGTTTCGGAATTGACCGATACAGGGCGTTCTATTGCACGGGATGTTATGCAACTCCGTGAAACAGAAGCTAATATAAATGATAAAGCAAACTTACCGTCTCAGCTTATGAATATGTCAGCGGATGACCCGTGGAGTGCTCAAAATGGTTTTATGAAATTTACCATTCGCCATATGTGCGCCCCACTCAATGAAATAAAACGGTATGATAAATATTTATCGAAATATGGTTATAAAACGAATGATTTCAAGATACCTGCTATGAATAATCGTCAGAATTGGAATTATGTTGAAACATCATCTATAACAATCGCTCCTGTGGAGAAAAACGGTTATGCTCCTACGGACAATGAATTAACCGAAATTGAAAATATATTCAATTCGGGCGTTACCTTTTGGCACATAAACGATGTCGGAAATTACGGCGACTATACCAATGAAATTGTAGGTGATACCAATGGCAAATAAGAAAATTCCTGTAGGGTTCAAAGGGGCGAATAATGAATGGATAGCAGGAATGACAGAACAGACCACAATATTTGACACATATTTTTCACGTCTTGTTCTGTTGGCATTGTCTATCTATAAGTGGAACAATCTCCCCGAAACAATGAACGAGCGATTTCTTGAAAAAACGCTCAACGAGGACGGACGCGCTTGTTTTACAGATTCGGAATACGGGCTACTCAATTTGCGCGTTGCACCGTCGGGAGATATAAATTTTTATGAAAACCCGACGCGATTCAATTGTTACAGTATAGGTATAAACCTTCTCCGTGATGCTAAGGAATGCGTGTATCTCAGAAATAACTATATAGAGCGTTCTACATATCCCATACTCATATACTTTGCTAAGAAACTTACAGAGATAGAGCGCACTATCATTATGAATGTTCATGCGCAGCGCACGCCTATTCTTGTACAGTGTGAGCAGGAACAGCTGCTTACAATGAAAAATATGTATATGCAGTATGACGGTTTCATGCCTGTTATATACGCGAACAAAGATATTGAATTGTCAAATTTGTCCGTTCTTAACACAGCTGCCCCGTACCTTGCGGATAAACTCGACGAGGAAAAGAAAAACACATGGCATGAGGCTTTGACGTATCTTGGAATCGGCAACTCAATGGATTTTAAACGGGCGCAAGTGCAAACGTCAGAAATAGAGGTTAATTCCGAACATTACGGATATATGGCAGAAGCGGGTCTCATCACACGTCAGCAGGCGTGCGAAGTCGCTAATAAGATGTTTGGAACAGATATTTCCGTTGAGCGTCGCAACATAAACGAAATTTTGAATGGGGGTATGCAGTATGGCGAAATATACGACACTACTCCAAACGCTGATTAAAAGCGGTTACGATTTAGGCATGGATACTTATCCCATGCACCAGGAATCATACCGTTTACTACTTAACGACAAAATTTATAAGCATTATGCGTACCGTGAAATAGGTTTTGAAACTCCGGCGTTGTTTAAACATTATCTTAATATGAAAATGAATGAGATAATGCCGTATTATAATCAGCTGTATGATATTCAAGTTGAATTTCTTAAACAGAATGTATTTCAGAATGTAAATAGAACGGAAACCGAAAAAGGTACTATAAATGATAAAGGCGACGGGAGTAATAATACAACCGATAACCGCACTATTACGGACGCCGGAACGCATTCGGATACCGATAATAATCAACGTATATACAGCGATACACCGATGTCACCGTTGAATTTTGAGAATGTTCAGACGGGAAAATATGCGACTGATGTTACATTTGAAAATAATAGTAACAACGGGACAACCGGAAACAAGCGTACTCATGGTGGAACGACAGAGGAAAAAACAACTGATAATAATCTTAGAACGATTGACATTGCGAGAATTTTCACCGGAAACGACGGTAGACTTTACCCGTCGGAGATACTAGCCAAGGCAAAAGCTGAAATATTAAACATTGATATGATGATTATAGACGAATTAAATCCTCTGTTTATGGGGATATTTTAACAAAGAGAGGTATATACAATGGCAATAACACCGCTTAATTTTTGGGTACAACCTGTAATTCCGCTTACGTTCGATGATTCAATTTCGTATCTTGAAACTCTCGGTAAGGTTGTAGAAAAACTTAACGAATCACTTACGCAAAGTGAGGATTGGGCAGCTGAGTTGCGTAAAGATATAGCGGATTTTACGACTGCAATAAATCAAGAAATGGCGACATTTCAGGGTAATGTGCAGCAGGATATAGCAACGTTTGAATCGCGGATAACTACACGGGTTCAGAAATTTGAGACTGATATGACTAAAAAATATAATGACTTCGCCGCTGAGATATCAAGTCTTATAAAGACAATTCAACTTCATCAAGATTTCTCCATAGACCATGACAGTCTTAATATGTGGGACGTATGGGGTAGTGGGGCGAAACTTAACTACAAACTTAAGAATACAACAGGAGCGGAGGTTTATTCTAACGGTAATTACATTTCTGCATATATACCTGTCAGACCGCTTAAAAAATATGCTATACGATTCGGAAAACCGAGTGGTCCTCAAATAATAGATGATTCTCAATACATAATTGTGTACGATAAAAACAAAAACTTTGTCAGTCAATTGATTTCCGGTAATTCACCTACAACTTTTACAATGCCTGCTAATGGGTATTATATAAGAATAAATGTAAATCTTAATACTAAGATATCACCCGCAATTAATATAACAAACCTCACCGAGGACACCGGAATGGTAGATATAGAATCATTGCCTGTTGTAAGTGGTGAGCCTGATTATAGTTGGTTCGACGCACCCGAATCTTTCAAAACTACAATATCGAGTACAACCACGGATGATAACGCCGTATACAAGCGCAAGATTACATGGCGCGATATGGATGATTCAAAGAACCTTGCGCTTTATGATAATGTAACTGTCGGTGGATATACCGCAGGTGCGTATAATATAAACACGGGTGAATTTTCATCGTCCATTACCAATTCATTCACATCGGATTTTATACCCGTTTGCCCTGCTACAGATGATATCGTTATAACTAATCCGCTTAACTCTGGTGATTATGCGAATGTAATTTACTTTAACGAAAATAAAGAGATAATAGGAATGTATAAATTTACGGCTCAGATCACATCTAACGGGCTTTATATAAATCCTATTCTTTACAACGATGTTGCGTACATAAAATTCTCCGCGTTGACAACCGATTTGCATAACTGCAGGGTAACCGCTGATGGTACGCCGAATTTCGGTAGTGGTGTTTATCCGGATACCGCTGTCTTTAATAATGTAATATTGGTTACACGCACGGCTAAAATTATAAAGTGCGGGACTAAAACATATACGGGCAATGAGTGTTATAAAATATTGAAAGACTGTATAACTAACGATAAACCGATATATGATAGTGAAACCGTATCGGGTCAGCTTATTTCCCTTAGAGCGCATACTTATGAGAGAACGGATTCAACCACGACAACTTGTAGATTTATTGGTAATAAAATAAATGGAGATTCTGTCACATTGGTTGTTACTTTGAGAGACAGCGGTACAGTGAATTTATCGTAATTATGAGCGAGTGTTAAACACCGCAATGGCATAAAGAGCCATATAATTAAAAAAAGGAGAGGTTTTATACCTCTCCTTTTATTATATCTAACCACGCCGCCTTTACACGGGCATTTTCATAAGCCGTTCCCCATTTATTACCTATACGTTCCATAGCAACAGTAAATGCTTTAGAGTTATAGAATCTAAAGGTATCTACCGACCGTGTATTTATTCGTGGGCGGTTACGCGCGTGCTTACCGTGGTATTCACCGATAAGCAAACAACGATTCTTAACACTGAATCCCATTGTCATTTTAACCTTGTTATACTCAAAGACATAAATCCAATGGTAGTCTTTAAATAATTGTGGTTTAATTTCGGGGTCTTTTCTAAATGAACCCGTAGTAGCTACGTCGTTTCCTGCTACACGTTGCATTTCAGGTATTTCGTCTTCGCTTTCATATGCAACGGGAATAAACTCCATAGCACATTTTGCACCATTTTCAAAGCCGGATGCGTTCCAAAATATAGTTTCACCCAACTTTGGATTTACCGCCTCCCAATCCAAACCGAAAAATCGGAAGAATGGATTATATTTTGACATTTCATTCATATTGTTACCGATAAATATAACTGTACCGCTTCTGTTTCTGAATACAGTAGACACTATAGACATGAAATGTTCGGGCTCGTTCGGATAATATCCATATGGGTCTATCATGACAAACTCGTCAAATACAATTGTATCGACGTTGGGATATTGAGAGCTTTTAGACGCAACTTCTTCGTTGGATAGTGCTATGCCGTGCCCGAATGGTGCGCCGTTGTACAGATATTTCTGACGGTCGAATACAATATCGGTTGTCTCATCGTTAAACAGACTAAACCATGTGGTCGCGCTCCGCATAGCGGTATAGTTTCGGAATACTCTTACAAATTCGGATTTATCAGCGTCGTATTTCTCTTTCAAATATTTCGCAACCGATGTGCTTTTACCAGATGAACGTCCGCCGAATAAGAAAATATAAGAACAGTTGGGAAAATTGGCTAAGTCAAATTCATAATATTTCATGCTAAATCCTCCGTTAGGTCGGACATGGAATCACTAAGCAAAATACCATGTTTGAATTTTGATATATCACAAGGGCAAAACATTATATTTCTTTTACCATTCAGATAATACACTATACCTATACCCTCGTCAAACATATAAAAAGTCGTTTGCTCTGTGTCAAGTTTATTACCAAATACATATTCCGATACTTCGTCATAGTGAAGATACGCAGATTTTTCGTTTGTCCAAAAAAGTCCTTTTTTCATAGGCATTTTGAACTCGTAATCTGTGTTTTTAATTACAGCCCCACAATATTGTCCAAACTCATCCGACCACTTTCCTTGATTCTGTCTATCTAAATATGTACGCCCCGAAACACTTTGGTCGAACATTGTATTTGTTTTCCACATAATTCGCATAAGAGCCTTAAAAGAAAGTAGCCATGATTCGCTATTTTTATATAAATAATCAAGAACAACAGATACTTTTATTGTAGCTTGCACAAGTCCCGATGTCTTTACATCTAATTCGCCATCGAACGTCATATATCGTTTTGAATTGAGTGCTGTGAAATACGCATATGTTTCTTCGTAATCAAACTTTCCCAAACCCCATTTATTTTCTTGTACTTGTGAATGTTTAGATTTTCGACAGCGCTCCATAACACCATTATTAAATTTCGATACTACATTAAGAAGTTTGTTAAATGTAACAGCTGATTCATTGGGGTGATACAGTTTTGCGCTATCGGTGTCCCAATATACAATGATATATGGAGTTTTTGTGAATATAAGATGAGAGAATAATACAAGGTGCCTCCGCGCGTATGCTGTAATATAAATTCCCACGATGTACGACGATTTAACGCGCTTAAACAACCCTCGGTCGGAACGTTCCTTACCGAGTTTTATCATAGTCTCGTTATAATAACGCTCGAATGATTCGCGGCTAAGCGATTCTGTGTTTGACGTTATACAATCTTCATCAATAAGAGTATCACCGAATACAAGCTGGGTCGCGTCTATTCCATACTGCGCGTTAAACATATTCTTTGACAGCATAAGATAACGTTTAGCCAACTTTTTTGGCTCGGCGTTTGATTTTATGTCAGAGAGCCATTTTTCGGGAATACTGTTCAACAATGTTTCATCGGGACGTTTACCGTTTGATATAGCTTTCAGCGCGGTTTTCATATTTGCATATATAATGTTACGCTCGACCAATTCATTTATACCGCCCGTCGATTTAGCGTGATTGAGGAATAAACATTCAGCTGATATAGATTCAACATCGTACATTTTGAGTATATTCACAATATCGACTTCTGTTGCATATATGGTACATTCGTCATAGCTGATAATTCTACCATTATCAATAAGACGGTTATACTCAGATACCATTTCTTCTAACAATTTGTAACCATGGGATTTTTTATTATATTCGATTTCACCTAATCCGTCTTTTGATTTAGTCTTTGACGCCGAAATAATGGGCATATAGTTATAACCGTAATTTTTAATTTTTAAATTTTTTAGCGTAAATATACCGTGAAACATTTTCCCCGACACAAGAACATGACGCATTTTTATGGCCTCAAGATCATCTAACAATGACGATTCTATACATTCCTCATATAACCCGTTCCATAGATTCCGCAGCGGTTCATTTACATATAATTCTCCGTTAGTGTCGGGAAAATCCATCTGCGTTGACTGTGATGGATAGTCGGAACATACATCAAATGAATGTACTAAAGTGCATAGCTTTCCACGGAAAAATGTATTCGCGTGTGTATAAGCCCCCTGATACACTCCGCGCATAATTTGATATTGGTCAAAATTCATGGGAAATGTATCAACACAGTAATTGCTCCATGCTTTTTCCAATTCTGATGATAGAATAGCTTTGTTGTTCTTGCGCGTAAACGATGTAAATGTGAGCGGAATGTCCTTTATATTTTTAATCCAAAACCAATTCTTACATTCTTCCATGATTCCACACGCTGTTACTTTACAATCATTATAACAATACTCATAATCGTATTTTTCAAGTTTATCTGTAGGAAGTCGAAATTCATTATAATCATAACCGAGTTTGGGATGTCCTATCATATCACCGATTGAACCGACCGAACGGTGTAGAAGTTTAAGTGAACATCGTATCTCAAGCCAAACTTTTTCACCGTCTCCAAATGCAAGTCTCCATGGATTACTCCCGTCAGAAAATGATTTTGTAATCATAAGCTGATTCATGAGAGATTCCCAATTACGCGCGAAAGAAAAATCGAATCCGAGATTATGGAAAAATATAAGTGTCCTCTTTTTGCGTTTCTCCGCTTGCTTATAAAGTGTGTAAAAATAATCACCGAGGTCTTTCGGATAGCGACAGTCGAAACATGGTTCTACAACGTCCCATGAATCAGGTGTGGATAATCCTTTATTAAAATTGGCTTTTACTACGCAAGCGAGATATGCACCGCATTCATTCGTTTCTAAGTTAGATGATGTTTCAAAATCAGCGACATAAAATATAGGAGAGTAATCTATCTCAGTGAATGCTTTTACTTTAGGTTTTATTATTTCGTCTAAATCCGTCTCGCCGCGTTGCAACCGTTTCTTTATAGTAGAAATACCTACACAGTTTTGCCCGTGTAGGTATTCCGAAAGAGCGGTTAAGTCTTTTAGCGTATATGATTTATTATTAAAAGCGTATATATTCATATTCGATGGCTACTTTGAGTTCGTATTCACCCCAATCACCAAGATAAATGTGAACATCATCAGTTATATAATATCCTTCCTCTTTCAATTCCTTTATAGGTCGGCAATAACATTGTCTATTTACCCATGATATAAAATAGCCACACTCTTCACGGGCGCTTTTTGATCTAATACATGAATGTACATATAATTCATGTTCCGCAGCGTACGCTAACAATCTTGCGAACTGCACTTCATCGTTCAAAATAAACGCAACTTTCATTTATTCCACTCCTTACTATCTACAGCTTTATATGTCGTCATATTTGGTCATAATGTACATTGATACCGACCCATCTTCTTCTGAACGAAATTCCGGAATTACAATATCAAACCCCCGTTCAATTAATATCGACTTTCTACGCTTATATAAACGCCGTCTGTCATACCCTATAAAATAAGCATAATCGTCGTGTCCTATACCGTTCCAACTTACGCCCCTAACGTCTATACCACGGTCAATAGCGTATGCAATCAAAGCCCCATAATCCCATAAATCATCAATATGAAACGCTGTTCTCATTTATTCCACTCCTTACTATATACAACCTCACTGTCCGCCATGTGCAAATAAAACGCCAGCGGATTATGCGAAAATACATCACTTATATTTCTTTTGTCATATTCCGACGCAAAGCCCATATGACAGTTGATCGCTTGAGCCTCTTCTATTTTAAGCGGTATGAACGATTGAAGTATATATACAGATTTAGAGCCGTGCCCACCGAATGGTGTTTCTTCGTTCCATTCATAAGATTGATACTGCTCCCATTTGCCATCTACTTTAGTCCATTTCATGACAGGTTTATAGCAATTACATTTACATATATCATGAAAAAGAGATGTAATTATAAGACTCTCTTCGGGGATTTCGTTCTCTAAATAAAGTCTGTCGCGGTATTCACGGAGTTTATCATAGACTTCAAGCGAGTGTTTTATAAGACCCTCAGGCTCGCTATCGTGATATTTAGTAGACGCAGGAGCGAAACAAAAATCGCTATCGACAAATATATATTTATGAAGTTTGTCTATACCATCTCGGTCTATTTTTTCCATAAGATATTTTAGGCGGTCTGAATGAAAATTATACATTTTTGTATCTCCTTTTCGAATTAAAAAATCCGACTTCCATTTTTTCCTCATTCCACCTTTTACGCTGTTCGCGTTTACAGAGTATGAAAGTATAAACCCTATCAAAGTCTTTAAAACGTTCGATATCAAAATATTTCATTATTTGAAACCCCCGTTTAAGTGTGAAAGTATTTCATTTTTACGTTCTTCCAATGCTGCTATATCATCTTCACGCTTTTTTTCGTTGTCATTATCTTTTGCGTTATCTTTTGCCTTGTCAAACTCTTTTTCCAACCAATCCGAAAAGCCGTTAGTGTTGGATGGCGGAACATCAAATTCGCCTGTAATGTAATAGCCAAGGTCGGAATTTGGGTCCGCAAATGTTGCGAGATATCTATTATCTTCGCTTACATTGACCGTTTTTGTTTTGTAGTTTATATAGTCTATAGCGTCATTGAAATCTTTGAATTTTTCGCCTTTATCTAAATCTTCTTTTACCGATTCTACAGTTAATAGGTTTTTTTGCCATTTGACTTTATCGCTTCTGTACTCGATTCGTCTGTTATGGTTATTTATCGCGTTTCTGAGGATATGCTCTTGCTGAGGTGTTAGTTCCATATTATATATTCCGTGATTCTATGGAGTGAATTAAATTATGTACACCTTTTATATCATATCTGTGTTTAAGAGTTTCTTTGTTCATTATTTTCTCCTTTTCATTATTCTCCTATCAGATAATAGTCTAATTAATGACCATTCGACTTTGAACCAATTCAACCATTTTGTACATCTGTTATACGCGCTGCATGATTCACGCGCTTGCTTAATGTCTTTTGCGAGTGGGGCATGGGGAGCTTGACACTCCCCACATGGATACCCACACGGATTATATTTATTAGTCATTACCCTTTCCGTCTATAAATTCTATGCGGTCAACTATGCATGAAACGTACGTTTTGTAAATCTCGTTTCCACTCTTTGTTTTTTCGTCGGATTTTTCACTACGGACTGAAAGCTGTCCGTTTATAAACGCTGCCGAGCCTTTGTCGAAATACTTTGTAATGAAATCTGCCGTTCCACCGAATGCCGAACAACGGATGAATGTTGTTTCCTCGGTCTGTCTATTGTTTACGGCAAGTGTAAACGAGCATCCGGTTTTCTGTTCTTTCTTTGAACCGTAAGTAAACGTTTCGGGCTTAGCTACAAGATGGCCAGCGATTGTAAGCTGATTGACGTTAAGAATTGACATTTTGTGATTCTCTCTTTCTATGGTTTTTATTTTAGATTTTGCAGGAATTTTACCCTGCGATTGTATTTGTAGGGATTTTACCCTGCGATTATAATATTGGAAATTTTACCCTGCGATTGTAAATATGAACGAAATGTGAATAAATTATGAACAAATTGTTAACAGAAAATTGTTAACAGAGTGTAAACAGACTATGAACAGAATGTTAACAACTTATTGATACATTTTGAACATTTTGTGAATGAATTGTTAACATCCTGTTACTAAGTCTGTATCCTGTGCATAACCTTTTAGTGATTATGCACAAGATTTACTTAAAGATTAGTTATTGTTATTATTGAAATTAACGTCACGCACGACATTAATATTAGAAAGAACACTATAATAAACCTTAAAATTTTAATTAAATATTCTTTATTGTTCATGCGTTGAATGTCCTTTGTAGTCTGTCACCGATGAACACACACCAAATACCATTTGACATATCGCGGAGAATGTAAACGCGTTCGCCTCTACAACATTTTTGTAGCAACTGCCGTACGTAGCGCGCACAGTCGTGATTTTGTAATTCTTCATATAGTGACCATGTAGCTTGCTTTGCCGTCGTGACTGAATGACGCGGGGCGTTAATGCATTGGATGCGAAAAGATGTTAAATTATCATCACATTCTTTATATATACTATAAATTGGAGTTTCGTATGAGTAAAACGTGCGTTCGTGGTTTTCGCTTGAATAACCATCGAAACCGCATTGTGCTGATTTGTGTAAAATTAATTTATACATTTTTTAATCTCCTTTTAATGTTTATGAATGGAACAGAGGGGGTTAACCCTCTATTCCAATCTCTGCCATCATTGCGGCTACTCGCCGTTTTGCCTGTTCAAGTTCAAGAAGTTTCACAGCTTTTTCAAATTCCGCTGTATCCTCCGGCGGGTTGACTTTTCCGGCGTTCGCTATCTTGCGTTTGATTCGGCGCACCGCGTCGGCTATCTCTTCGGGCGTGCATTCGGTAAGCGTTCCAGCCTTAAGGGCTTCAAACGCTTTAATCTCCGCAACCCGTTCCCGTGTCTTTCCGCCTCTTTCGGTGTATTCCGTCATAAGTTCGGCAAGGCGTGCGGCGTCGGCTTCGGGATGGTTGGAACGAATGCGGGAACGCTCGAAACCTATCGCACGGCGGAGTTCGCTATCGGACAAGGATTTGACGGGAAGCTTCAGCATCTCGTCCGTGTCAATGTCTATCCGGTGCGTAGTGTGACAATCGGGGCATTCGTAGGTGTACTGAATTTTCATTTTTTTACCTCTTTCTTCCTTATAGTAAATTTAATGTATATGCAAAGGCTCGCGCCTTATGCGCTGTATATAGTTGTCAATGAGCGATAAACGATAGGATTTTTGTTCTTTGCTCTCCCCTGTTTACGTCTATATTATACCATATCAACATCAGGATGTCAATATAAATTTACTTAAAGTTTTCGAGTTTACAAATTGTTAATAATTAATAGTTTGGTCATATAATTATAGTGATTTGTTAATGGATTGTACATTGGATGGTAATAATGTATTAATTATTTGTTCATATAACACTTGTTATTTAATAATTTGGTAATAGTGTGTTCATAGTTTGTTCATGAAATGGTTGAAGTTTGTTCATAATAGGATAGGAAATATTCCTAAAAAAGGAAAATTTTGGTAAAACGGGACATGTATATATATCCC